CAAGCCGGTACGATGATTGAAGTCTCGACCGGTTATTTTGCTGAGATCGAACCTACTTCAGGGGTATATGCTAATTCCACTTACGACTCAATCCAACGCTCTGTAGTCCCTGATCATCTTGCTTTCCTTCCCAATGGTGTCCTTGGTGCGTGCAGTAACGCTGATGGCTGTGGAGCTCAGCTCGCCGTCAATTCCAAACCAACGGATGAATTCCCCCGTGTGAAGACTTTCTACGCCCCTCAACCGTGTTGTGACTCTTGTGCGTCAGGACATACATGTGAAGGTACATCGAGCATGCCGAGCACCAACAAAGATATGGCTTCGAAGGACAAGGCCGACAAAAAGAAAAAGCAAGATCCCAAAGCCTACCAAGAGTATGCTTCGACTATCGCGAACACCCTCGCTGGCGGAGTTACGTTCTCCGACGCCCGAGACGCAGTATGTGAGGTTCTGAAAGTCACTAATGCTTATTCCTACGTTGTAGCTATGACGAAGGATACTGTCATTTATGAGCAGTATAACTCGTTCACAGGTTCATATGAAACCTACCAGCGTGGATACGCAGTTTCAATCGACGGCAAAGTCACTCTTGACGATAACGTCGAACGAGTTCGGCTCATGACGAAAGTCGTGACCGTTAACGCCGATGGCAGTGTGCCAGAGGATCAACCGGAGCAGAATATGACCACTTCCAATAATGGGGCTGCTGCGGCCTCGACTACGACCACTGCAGCTGAAACGACCACGACTGTTGAGCCCAAAGTTCATAAGGTTGAGAATGAACAGGGCACTCTTGAAGTAACCGTGAACGAAAAGGGTGAACCCACCGGATTCGTTCTGACGCCGAAGGCTCAGCCTGTTGCAGCCCATGCGGCTCCCAAGACTGTTGCTGAGTTCGTCGCTCAGGCGCCTGCCGAAATGCAGGAGATCTTTCAGTCGGGCATTAAGCTCCATGCTGAAAAGAAGGATGGCCTCATTAAGGGCCTTCTGGCTACCAACCGTTGCAAGTTTGACGAAGCCAAGCTCAAGACGTTCTCTCTGGACATGCTTGAATCTCTGGCGGAACTCGCACAGGTTCCTTCGTTCGCTGCCCAGGCGCGTCCTTTCACCATCGTCGACAACTCCTCTGAAGACGATAACGTGACTCCGGCACCTCTGGTGTTCGAAGCGCCCAAGGCCTCTACGGCTGCGTAACCACGAGTATTAGCTCGTAACTGGAGACTTTTCTATGGCTATTCCGAAGACTGTTACTCGTGCGGCCATTCTTGTAAAGCGTGGCACTCGAAAAGAGCTGGTGGCAGGGGGTACGATCACTCCTGGTCATCTGATCATGATCAACTCTGCAGGCAAATACGTCGTTCACGGTACCGCTAAGGGCCGTGCTCTGAAGTGCTTTGCTGACATTGCTGATCATAATGGTAAAGGCCTGGACGACAACTATGTGGCGAATGACCTCGTCATGGGTGAGATCGTCGATTCGGGTGCTGAAGTTAATGCGTTGCTGGCCGCTTCGGCGACCGCTGTCGTCATTGGCGCACAGCTCGAATCTGCTGGTGATGGTACTCTCCGCAATATCACGGCTGACAACACTACGGGTCCTGTGTTCGGTGGTTATCCGATCGCAATCGCCCTGGAAGCCGTTGATAACTCTGGCGGTGGTACTCCTGCCCGCATTCGAGTTCTGGTTCTGTAACGCGTTCAAAACGCACTCAAAGAGGATTTCAACACATGTCTGGTGCTAACATTGAACTCGTCAACAATGCAGGCGGGTCTCTGAAGGGCGGTTTGGTTGCTCAGCGCTTGCTGCAGAGCAACTTCAATATCAATTCCCTTCGAACGAATGACACTCTCCGCAAGGACGAGTGGAAGCTGTACGATACCGCGATCGTCAGCATCGCCAAAGCTCGTTTGAATGGCGTGGCAGATCTTATGGCTGCTGGCCTTTCATACAAACTGCCCAATGCTCTTGGCGTTACGCGCTTAGAGTGGGAAACGGACACTGATATGACTCCTGCCGCGGTTGGCATGAGCGGTATTCAGCGTTCCCAGGACGACCGAATCGAATTCAGCCTCACTGGTATTCCGATCCCGATCATCTATAAGGATTGGACTCTGAATATCCGTGCGCTTGAAGCTTCTCGGCGTACTGGTCGCCCTCTCGACACCCAGATGGCTGAAAAAGCTGGTCGGTCTGTCGCGGAGAAGATCGAAGATATCCTCTGGAACGGTTATACGGGTCTTGGCTCGAATAACACGATCTATGGGTATACGACTGCAGCGAACCGCAATACTGGTTCGGTAACAGCGACCTGGGTCTCCGCTACTGGCGCTCAGATCCTTGCTGACGTCCTTGCGATGATTCAGAAGGCTCAGGACGACCACATGTATGGTCCGTACATTCTGTACGTACCGATCGCCGTCATGACGAACATGGGTAACGACTTCAAGACCAACTCTGACAAGTCGATTATGCAGCGTATCCTTGAGGTACCTGGCATTTCGGCCGTCAAGTCGACTTCTTCGTTGTCGGGCACGAACGTCATCCTGGTTCAGTTGACTTCTGACGTTGTTCAGATGATCGACGGTATCCAGCCCACGATGGTTCAGTGGGATTCGCATGGTGGTATGGTCACCAACTTCAAGATCATGGCGATCATGCTTCCTCGTTTCCGAAATGACTCGGAATCGCAGTCTGGCATCGTTCACTACTCGTAATGGGTGCGGGAAGCCAACAAGGAAACTGAGACATGGTGAAGAAAATGAAGAAGTACAAACTTCTGGGTCGTTCTCACTCAGCAGTTAACGAGGAAGGCGATCGTACTGAGTACAAAACCGGCGACATGGTTCCGTTGACGGATGCTCAGTACGAGAGTTTCTCGGACAAGTTCGAGCAACCCAAGGCAGAAGCGCAAGCTGACGCTAAGGAGGGTCTCGCACCTGGCGAAGAGAAGACTACGGCAACTGAACCGAAGTCGGATGGCAACGATGATACTGCTATCCCGGCTCCGAATGCTCAGAAGACCACTCCTCAGGATGGTGCTGCTGGTGCAGGTGCTGCAGTGAACTCTTCCAATACCGCTCAGGTTCCGAGTGGTGAAGCCAAGAAAGGTACAACGTCCGCAGGTTCGGGCGTTCCGGGCAATACTGCTTCCAAGCAGTAACTTGTCACCTCCTGAAATGAGGAAGTGTCTGTGACCGTAACTAGTGCTCAAGTCAAAGCGATCATTACTACGTCCATCGCAGACACTTCCTCGTTTATCAATACTGCCACCATTCTCGTGAATAATGTGCTCGCAGATCAAGGGTTAGACTCTAGTCTTGTAGACCAAATCACCCTTTATCTATCAGCACATTTCGTGTGCCTAACCGAAGAGAATGGCGGTCTCCGTCGCTCTAGGCTAGGCGAGTCGGACGAAAGCTATAAGGTACCCGGAGATAAGGATACGGGTTTGGCATCTACTCGTTATGGTCAAACCGCGATGCTCATGGATACCTCAGGTACTCTTGCAGGTCTCAGTGCCAATAAGGGACTTCCTGCACTATTCACGGTTATTGGGGACGTTGAAGACAATCCTGACTATTCTGAGAACACGCTATGAGTCAGCGTCATCTCAACCAGACGCTCACCTATTGGGCTCCGAGTGCAAAGGATTCGACCAATCTGTACGGAAAGCCTACTTCAAGTGCTCCTGTACAGCTTAGGTGTAGGTGGGAAGATAGAAATGAGCAACTCCGCAACAAGAGTGGCGAAGAGTTCATTAGCAAGTCAAGGGTATTTGTTGAAGAGGTAATTGACATCGATGGTTATGTCTTTCTTGGGACTTCTGTAGCTTCTGATCCAGTCTCTGAACCCGAAGCCAAAGAGATCCAAGCAATAGGAAGACAGCCAGATCTTCGAGGTCTTAGGAATCTAACCGTGATATATCTGTAATGGCAGCAAAGCTTAACCTTAGGATGGGACTTGAGAAGGTTTCGAAGCCTCAATTCGCTTCAGAACCTGATTATGTTGCTCAGGTTAATGCTCAGATGAAGGCTCTTATGGACGACCTTCAGTATATCATGGATCAATTTGCTGCTGTTACTCCGGAAATCACGAAAGAGGCTTTACAACCCACTTTCGATAAGTCCCAAGAATACTGTCCTCATAAGACTGGTGCTCTGAAAGACTCCGGATATTTGGAGATTGTCGGGTTTAGGGGTCAGCCTCGAGTTGAGATGGGCTATGGTAAGGGTGGTGTCCCTCGTTATGCGGTCTTGGTTCACGAAATGGTAGAGGTTCCTCATGCGCCTCCTACCCGTTCAAAGTTCTTAGAGGCTGCGATCAATGAGGATTACGGCTCTATTATCGATAGAGTCCATGAGGGTTATAAGAGGTTTATGGGAGTATGACTGCGAGTCCTGCCGAAGTTGCTGGTGGTTTGTTGGGCACTTCAGTGGTTGGGGGCTCTACGGGCTGGACTCTTAAAGTCGGGAAGATGGTTGGAGAACCTGATCAAGTCATCGTGATGTATGATACAGGAGGTCTCACACCTAATCCGAAATGGGCTGTCGATTATCCTACCATACAAGCAATGGTTAGGGGTAAACCAAACGATTACGGGGTTACTTGGGCTAAAGCACGTGCAGTTCGAGATGCTCTGTTAGGATTGGATTCTCAAACGGTGGGTAGTGATCGTTGGGTTTCTATTGTATGTCCAGGTGACGTGGGTTTTGTAGGCTACGATGATGCTCAACGACCTATGGTATCTGTCAACTTCCGAATCATCATTGAACCTGCAACGGTAGGTAACCGTGAAGCTCTTTAACGCCTATGGAGGCAAGTAATGTCTAAGCGAATCCAAATTTCCGATGACAGTGGGGCTACTTGGTCAACTTTCCCCGGCGATAAGGGAGATATGACCCGCACCGCTTCTGACATCAAGGATACCATCTTCGGTGCTGACTATGAATCAGGTCAGACGGGTATTATCAGCTGGAACGTGTCGTGTAACGGCGTGTTCAAGGGTTTTGCTGGTTACGTTACCAAGATCCTGAAGAGTGGTACTCCTACCACCTTCACGGCTTCGGCTTTTTCTTTGGTTTCAGGCAAGACGTACAAGATTACGGACGCCACCAAGAACATCTGGGATCGTACAACTGCTGTTACCGTGTATGACAATGCGGTAGCCGTAGCCTCGAACAACATCTTGTCTATCGACTACCTATTTGGTCGAGTTACCTTCACTTCTGGGTATACTCCTACTGGGCCCATTACGGCTTCAGGTAAGTATCTTCCAATGACTGCTGTTGCAGGTGCTAACGGCTTTACCCTAACGCAAACTGCTAACGCAGTCGACCAGACTGACTATGCGACCGCTCAGGCTAATGGAGGCTTCCGAGCTTATCAGATTGGTCTACGCACAGTTAAGCTAGCTCTTAAGGGCTTCTACGATGCTGCGAACGGCTTTGAAGCCCTACTCTTGGCTCGTCCTGAACTGATTGTCGAGATTGATGTAGACGGTGGCGGCAAGAATATCGCTCGTGGTTGGTTCAAGCCTTTGTCAGTAGGCCAGTCGGGCGGCGTGGGTGAATTGGAAGATGCAAGCATCGACTTCTCCCTCTCAGTTCCTTCTCAGGCGGATATCTCGCTTCCGTTCAAGTGGCTCATTGATTCCACTTCCACTCTATCCACAGCCCTCCAAAAGGCTTTGACTCACTACCAGACGGGTAATGCAATCGAGATCAACTATCTAGCGGATGGTACCACTGGTTGGCGGGGAGATGCTATCATCACGGACTTGTCACTCACTGGCGGTCTTGACGTGATGAACAACTTCGACATCAAGTTCCAGGGTTCTGATGCTCCTGTAGCCTACCCATAATATGGAGTGTGCATTTCATTGACTTCAGAATGGCAGAGTGGCTGCCATTCTTCTAACTGAGCTGGGAGGCTCATAACATGTCAAGTTCAGAACTTCGTGATCGTTTGCGTGCTAAGGTCTTTGCCGAACACAAGGTTAAGACTATTCCAGTTGAGTTCTTTGGTGCTACGATCGAGCTCCGCCAACCTACTATGGAAGACATCGTTAAGGTTCAGGCAGATCCTGACCGTGAAGCAATTGTCATTCGTACACTGATCGATTACGCTTTCGTTCCGGGTACTGATGAGAGGGCTTTTGAAGCTGGTGACGCAGATTCCCTTAAGAAACTACCCTTCGGTGCTGACTTCCTGCGCATATCCAAAGCGCTGGAGGAATTGACAGAAGTAAATTTTCTCGACAAACCCGTTTCTTCGAGCGTAGACCAGACTACTACCTGATCTACCAGGTTGCTTTAGAGCTGGGCAAGGATGAAGACGAGATCCTTGCTTGGCCTAAAGACAAGTTCGAAAGATGGGTGGGTTTCTTTCACCTCAGGGAAGAAAGATCCAAGCAGAAATAGCTCGTCGGGGATATTGTAGTGCCAATTAGCTTAGGCGATATCACATTTGGTATAGGTCCAGATACGACGCGGCTTCGCACTGCGATCGGAGATATCACTAACTTTGGTCATGCGGTTGAAGCCGCTGCTAGAGTCACTCAAGGTGCTGCAACTGGTGCAACTGCCGCACTTCTTAGACAGGAAGCTGCTGCAATCTCAGCCCTACAGAAGGTTCAAGCCTTTCAGGATAGGGTTGCTAAGTCGGCTGCTCCTACTAATCTAACTGCAGGTTTCAACCAGCTTTCTACTACTGGTTTGGACCGTTTTGTTCAGCGAATGACCTCTGGTCAATTGACAGCTATCCAGTTCCAGCGGGAAATGGAGCGCTTCAATGCGACTATGAATAACTCCAATCGCATCCTGAACAACTGGGCTTCAGCACAAAGGACTGCATCACAGAACTCTATGGTAGAGTCTCTGCGTAAATTGTCTGGCGCAGCTGTCCTAGTAGCTGGGCCGCTCTCAGGTATTGCCACGAGAATCTCGGTTATTGCTACTCTTGCAGATCACTTCTCTATTGCTTGGGCAGGTGCAATCGTAGGTATTGCAGCTGGTACCTATGCCTTCTACAAGTTTGCCACTGCAGCTGTTGATGTGGAGAGGACTCTACAGAACATCCAGCAAACGTTGACTGCAGTCTCAGGATCAGAGGTTATTGGACAGACTCAGCTTAAGTATCTGGCTGACTTTGCTGATAGAGCTGGTGTTAAAATTGAAGACCTGGCCAAAGGCTACTCTCAACTGACTGCAGCAGCCAAGGGTACAAACCTTGAAGGGGAAAGAGTCAACAAAATCTTCGAAGGCATCACCATGGTTGGTGCCAAGCTTGGTTTGAGCAATGAAGATGTTAAAGGATCGTTAGTCGCAATCCAGCAAATGATCTCGAAGACAACAGTTCAAGCAGAAGAATTGAAAGGGCAGTTGGGCGATCGTATGCCTGGTGCTATTCAGGCTTTTGCAGATAGCTTGGGTAAGACTGTTCCCCAGTTCATGAAGATGATGAAGGCTGGTGAAGTTACCAGCACTATGCTTGTAGGCTTTGTCGAGAAGTTGAAGCAAAGGTATGGTATTGACGATGCTACCAAGATTGATACAATTGTCGCGGCGGAAAATCGGCTGGCAACAGCTAGATTCAGGTTAGTTGACAGCTTAGATAAGGTCATTGGCTTCACGTCTGCATATACCAATATCATCAATGGCATGACTAATGCCATCAACGGGACCTCCGATAATGCTAGGAAACTAGTTGTCCAGGTTGTCGCTGTGGGTGCCGCCTTAGCTTCTGCATTTGTAGGCTCCCTAGTAACTAGTGCTATTGCGGGTATTACAGCTGGGGTCTACCGACTTGCTGCAGCCATTGCTACTTTGAACCTGGCATCTCTTGCTGGTGGTTTCACCGCCATTATACGGTTGCTAATTGTTGGTGCTACAGCTATTGCAGCATATTATGGCGCTCAAAAATTGATGAATGCGGCCTTAGAAGGTACTAAACAGTCTTATCTATCAGTCAATCCCGCAGTTGAGGATTATATTAAGGCACAACAACAACTAGCATCTTCAGTTAGAGGCCCAACAATCAGCTATCTGCAAGAGCAGAGAGACCAACTCGGTAAATTGTTGGGAGCATATTCTGCGACTGCAGTTGCGGTCAAAGATATTGAGATAGCCCAGAGGAAGGCTGCAGAGTCTGGTGCCTCTGATTCGGTTATTGCTAAGATCGGGAAAGACAGCGGGCTGGCTGAAAAGAAGAAGGAACTAGATGATCTGAATTCGGCCATGGAGAGGAATAAGAAGATCACTACTGAGTTGATGGACATCTATAAGAGGCAGACTGCAGAAGAAGAAAGGAATCGTTCGGATCCTATAAAGGAACTTACGAATAGGCAGAATCTTGCCGTCAAGAATGCTCAGGACACTGTAAATGAGCTCAATGCTACGTACGACAACCTCTTCAAGGCACCTGCAGCTAAAGAGTTTGCCGAGCTTCAGAACACGATCAACAAGCAGATCGAGAATTTCCGTGACCAATTGACTCGTGCTGAATTGCCTGCAGCTAAAGTAGCTGAGCTTACTGACAAGTATGCAGCTGCCTTGAGGCGTACTAAAGAGGCTGAGGTCAATCTCTCGCATACGACGTCGTATTTTCAGGCAGTAGAAGGCGTCTTTAGCCGCGGTTTGGATAAGAGTCTTGATGCCTGGATCCAGATGGTTACTGAAGGCAAGTCTGCTATGGAGGCTCTTAAGGATACAGCTAAGGCAGTTGCTGCAGATATTCTCAAGACGTTCATGACTCTTGCAGTCTTGAATCCCGTCAAGAATATGCTGTTCGGAACAAACTACAGTACCTTAGGAGGTTCCGCAGGTCAAGGTGGTCTTGTAGGGGATCTAATCAAAAGCTTCGGGTTCGGAGGCAGTACTGGGGGAGGTAGTGCTCAGGCGATGTCTGCAGCTACTCTTGCGAACAATACTGGTGGAGCATTCTACGGACCCGGATTTGCTTTGGGTGGTATAATGAGTGGGCGTGGTCCTCTGCCGCTGAACCGATATGCAGGTGGAGGTATTGCCAACTATCCTCAATACGCAATGTTCGGTGAAGGTAGCAAGCCTGAAGCTTATGTTCCTCTTCCTGACGGTCGTAGTATCCCTGTCAACATGAAGGGTGCGATAGGTGGAGGTACTGTAGTCAACATCATCAATCAGGGCGATTCCAAGATCGAGCACAGGAACCGCCAATCTCAAGGAATGGATGTTCACGACATTATCATCTCGTCCGTTAGCAAAGGATTCGTTGGAGGAGACTTCGATAAGGTCGGATCTAAGAGGGTAGTCCGCAGATGACAATATCTTGGCCTGTAGGTATACCTCAAACTGCCCTTATCGATGGGTACGATGAACAACTCATGTCGAATGTGTCTGAGTTCAAGCCTGACGTGGGTATGCCTTTACTTTCAAGGCGGACATCTGAAGAGTCAGAGGACGTCAAGTTCCAGACTATCATGACTCTGACGCAATATGAGACTCTGAGGGATTGGCGTAGAACGACCTTGAAGAGTGGTACTCTACCATTCTTGAGGTATCACCCACGCAAATCCACTGTCGAAGTTACCGCTCTATTCACTTCGATTGGAATGCCTACGATTATTTCCGCCACCCAATGCATAGTACCTATGCAGATGATGATTGTGGTGAACTAATGTCTCGTGATCTATCAACTATTGCACGTACTCAGGTAGAGGCTCAGTTCTCTTCTGAAGTCTGGCTATGGTTTGCCACCATTACACACGATGATCTGCCCGATCCTATCCGTGTCGTGTGCGAAGGTTTGGGGTCTATTTCGTATAAGAACGGTGGTATTGTCAATTACCAGCTGAATGGGGACCTCTATTTGGCATGTCCCTTCAAGTTGGAATGGATATCAGACGATGGTACTGCACCTAAAGCTAAGGTGACTGTGCCAGATGTGGATAGATCCATTGGGGTTGAGGTCTTATTGCTGACAGATTCACCTCAAATTGGCTTCCAACTCTGCAAATTGTCGGATTGGCTCACGACATTCGGCTCCAACAATGAGAGATTGCACAGCGGGACGATAACACCAGAGGTTTCTGCGGACTTCTTCTTTCTTAGGAACGTCTCTGGGGATGCTATGCAAGTGACTGCGGATCTTACGACCTATGATATCTCTGTTGAACCTTGGCCTAAGTACAGGGCTACTCAAGACAGACTACCTTGGATTGCACGCTGATGCTGGGACCTTTGAGATGGACTGAGCAATATATTCGTATACCCTTCGCGAATTCAGGGTTTACGAAGATGGGCTGTCATTGTTGGGGACTAGTTTGTCTGGTATACAAGCGTGAACTCAAGATTGAGTTGCCTAAGTACGATACGATCACTGCAGATCAGATCCGTCATATGCTTAGGGCTAAGGATGAACAGATCGTTTCAGGTAACTGGGGTCCTGTAGCCAAAGATGATCTAAGACCTTTCGACGTGGTTACAATGAAAGGTAAGGACGAAAAAGGTCATCTAATCGAAAGACATGTGGGATTGTATGCCGGTAACGGCTACATATTGCACATCGAAGAGGGTACAGACTCTAAATGCGATAGCGTCCAGGATCCTTTGTTTACTGGACGTATTCTAAGATCATTCAGGTATGCTTGATGACTATGATACCAAGAGACATTGAAGGTATTCCCGTCACGTGGCGTGATCAGCCTTGGTCTGATAATCTGCGCTTCATCAAAGTGCGGGAGAGGATGACTATTGCTGAAGTGGCAGCTCTCTTGCCTGATGAAATTGCATCAAGACCTATCGCACTTGTTAATGATGTTCCTGTTCCCAGAGAACAATGGCATCTTGTTCGTCTGAAAGCGCCGACTGCACGTAATCCCATCATTGTAACTTTTCCAAGCACCCTACAAGGCGGAGGAGGTGGCAGCGGCGGAGGCAAGAATCTCTTATCGGCTATTGCGGGTATTGCAGTCTTGATTGCTGCTATAGTCGTGGCTCCCTACATCGCTGGTGCAATTGGACCGACTCTCTTAGCAACCTTCGGAATCTCTGCAGCTACCACTCTTACACTGACCCAAGCAGTTCTTTCAGTAGGTGGTGCTCTGCTCATCAATGCTTTGACGCCAGCACCTACAAATACTCCTGAAGC